GTATCCCTGCTATTGCTTACGAGAACGTCTCTTTTAGCCCCACTACAGGCACTCCATTCGTTCAACCTAAGTTTATCCCTACCTCTCGTAGACCCGCTGTAAGGGGCGCTAATCCTCAACAAAGATATGAGGGTGTCTTTACAGTATTCTGCTATGTGCCAGAGGGTAATGGCCCTGCTGCTGCTGACGACCTAGCCGACAAGGTGATTGAAGCCTTCGATGCTACAACTGATATTTCTTTCACTAATGCTGCCTCTGAGACAATCATAGTTTCTATTGACTACGCAGAAAGAGATAATGGCTTCATTGACAACCCTTGGTACTATGTCGCTGTAAATATCGGCTGGTATCTATACAAGTGACGAAAGTCACCTTAAAATAATTCCCCACAGGAGACATTAAAATGCCCTTTTCGCAAGGCTCTCGTTCCAGCCTATCGTTTGTTACAGAAGTAACATTTGGTACTACCCCCGCTGGCGACTTTACTAACCTACCTTTCTCTACCCACTCGCTGAACTTGACCAAAGATCGTGTTGCTGGCAATGACATCCAAGCTGATCGTATGCCTCGTGTTGATCGTCATGGCAATCGTCAAGTAGCTGGTGACATTGTTGTTGACCTACGTGATGGTGTATATGATGCCTTCCTAGAATCAGCTATGCTCAATGCTTGGTCTACTAACGTCTTGAAAGTTGGTACTACGCCCAAGTTCTTCTCTATCGAAGATTACGCTGCTGATATTGACCAAGCTCGTTTGTTTACTGGTATGTCGGTCTCGACTATGGGCGTCTCTCTGGCCCCTAACCAGATGGTTACTACCACGTTTGGTATGGTAGGTAAAGACATGACCATCAGTGCTACCCAGAAGACCCAGACAGCCGCTGCCAACAATGCTCCTTTCGATGCTTACTCAGGTGACATTGCCATTGGTAACGTAGGCTCAAGCTCTGCTGTAGCGATTGTAACTGGCCTTGACTTCACTCTGAACAACTCGTTTGCACCTACCTTTGTGATTGGCGACAGTTCTGCCCCATCGCTTGAGTATGGTCGTGCTGAGATTGAAGGTACTATCACTGCTTACTTTGAAGACACGGCCCTGATTAACCGCTTCTTGAATGAAACTGAAACAGAACTTGAAGTCTCTGTAAATGACCCAACTGGGACTAACGCTTATTCGTTCTTGTTCCCCCGTATTAAGATTAACAGTGCAGACGTACCAGTGGATGGCCCAACCAGCCGTATCATCAACTTGTCCTTCGTGGCTTTGTATGATGCAACTGAAAACTCCAACTTGGTCATTACTCGTCCTGCATAGTTTACGTAACCCCTAGCTAGGGAGAGGAAGCGTAGGAGTCGGGTCTTACGCTTCCTCACAAATTACCTAATACAGTAAATAACCCGACAAAACAACTACAAACCCCGACAATTTACCTTAAAGGATAACCCGACTATGGATTTGCTAGACCTGACCCCGAAATCAGAAGAACTTGTTGTTGCCCTTAAGCACCCAGCTACTGGGGAAGTTCTTAAGAATGAAGATGGCAGTGACATGACCATTACAGTATTTGCCCCTTACTCGAAAGAGTATAAAAAAGTCCTGCATGAGATGACTAACAAACGTCTCAAGAAGTTGCAAGGTAAAGGGGCCAAAGAAATTACAGCAGAAGAACTCGATGAAATCTCGCTAGATAGCTTGGCTAAGACGACTAAAGAATGGAATATCACTTTTAGTGGTGAGAAGCCTAAGTTGTCATTGGCTAAAGCTCGTGAGATTTATGAAAGGGTCTTCTGGATCAAGGCTCAAATCGAAGAAGCCTCGGAGGAAACTCTGGGTTTTATGAAAGCCTAACTTGTGACCTCTGTAATTGGGCTGAACATCAGTTTAAGCTCAATAGACGTGACAAGGATGGCATAACTGAGAGAGAGCATCTTGAGCAAGCAGAAAGGCAGATTGGACGTAGACCTGAAGCATTGGAACCCCCGACAGATTTCCCAATGTTACTAGGACACGTCTGGTCTGCCTTTTTGGCATTGAGCAACAGAAGAAGTACAGGGTTTTCTGGGCCTAACCCAATTACCTTTGAGCAGATAAAAGCGTGGAAAGAATTGACTGAAACACCGATAGATACTTGGGAGATACAAGCAATCATTAGGTTAGATGAAGTCTACATGGGGGTAGCTAATGGCTGACGATCTTATTATTACTATTGGCTCAAATGTCAAGGGTGTTCTTACTGCTATTGACACCACAAAGAGGCTTGAGAATAACGTAGCTAAACTACAAAAGGCTGTTGAACAAGGTAGGATTTCTAATGCTCAGTTTGACACTTCTCTACAGAAATTAGCTAAAAACTCTAAAGGTTATGAGAAGTCTATCCTAGACTATTCTAAATCTCTGCAACAAGCAAAGAAAGCGCAACAAGACGCATCTGCTGCTGAAGCTCTTGCTAAAAAAGAAACAGAGGCTTTTGCACAAGCACGTAAAGAAGCTACTGCCATTAACGCTCAGTTCAATGCACAGCGCAAACTTGAGGTAGCAGAGGCACAAAGAGCAACAGCAGAAGAAGAAAGGCTTAAGAGAAAGTTCATCGAAGGTTATTCTGCGATGGAGATTTACTCTAAAGAATTGAATGACCTTGCTATTGCCCGTAAAACTGATATTATTACGGCTGAACAACAAGCAGCAGCAACTGCAAGATTAAATCAACAGATGGCTTCAGGCACTGGTGCATTTTCAGCTTATAGTGCTAATGCTCACGCAATGACTAAAACGAACAATCAACTCGGTGTTGCAACACAGCAGCTAGGTTATCAAGTTGGTGACTTTTTTGTTCAAATTCAATCTGGCACAAATCCTCTGGTTGCTTTTGGGCAACAGGCCACCCAACTAGTTGGTGTACTACCATTAGTTGCCACTCAAATCGGCTTGACCACTGCTGCTGCTACAACTCTTGCTGCTGTACTTGGCATTGGGATACCCATCTTTACTGCTGTTGGTGCAGTACTTTATACAATGTACATGAACTCAGAAGACGTAAATAAATCTTCTGAAGATGCTATTGATGTTTTCCAAAGACTAAGGGATGCAACAAAAGAACTTTATACAGAGCGTATGAAACTCATTGACCCTAAGTTTGATGAGAATCTTGAAGGAACTCAAAGTAAGCTACAAGAACTCACAAAAACCTACGAAGATGCCGCTATAAAAGCAGAAGAACTTTCTCGTATACAAGCCATAGGTGGTCGCGCGGCTGCATCTGTTTCTCAAACCATGGAGTTGGCTAAAGCAGAAAAAGAGGCTGCTGATGCTGCTGTAAAAAAAGCTAAGGCTGAACTTGCTGCTTATCAACAAGAAGTCGGACTTGCTAAAGCACGGGAAATGAATAATGCCCGTATTGATGCTCAAAACGAACAAGGTCTTCGTGACCTAGAAGCAAAGAGAGCTTTGGGCATTTCTATTCTGTCTACTATTGTAGAGGAATCAAGAAAAAGGGCTGAGATCGCTAAGAGCATTGGGGAAGCGCACCTTGATGCACTAGGTCTCTCTACTGTAAATATCGAAGGTGGAATTAACAGGGCAGCAGAAGCAGCTAGAGTTCTTGCTTCAAATTTGGGCATCTCTTTATCTGCTGCTACAAATATGGTCAATCTGGCTGCTAGTGACAGGTTAAAGCAACTTCAATTTGAGTTTTCCGCTGGCGGACAAGCCTTGCAAAGATATGGCTCTCGTGGTGCTAATGTTGGTGCAGGTATGCCCATGATTGGGCCAAATGGTATCCCAATGTTGCCAAGCACAGGTAACGGCGGTGGTGGTGGCGGGGGTGTTGCCAGTCCAGATGCTCTTGAAGCACTTCTAAAGAGAGTAGAACTTGAGAAAGAGCTACTTGGTACATCAGAAGCATATAAAGAGGTTATGCAAGCTATTAAAGGCTCTGATAAAGAATATTCTGATGCAGCTATTCAAGGGGCTGTTGCTCGTCTTGAGGCTATCAACAAAGAAAAAGAAGCTCTGCGACAAATGGAGTCTCTGCAACAAAGCGTGGCTGATACTATCGGTGATGGTTTCATGTCTATTGTAGATGGCACAAAGACTACAAAAGAAGCCTTTAGAGATATGGCACGTGACATTATTAGACAGTTGTATGATGTTCTTGTTGTGCAGCGTCTTGTTGGTAATGCACAGAATGGAACTGGTATTGCAGGTTTCCTTGGTAAAATCTTTAGCGGCGGTCTATTCGCTAATGGTGGTGCTTTCAGTGCTGGTCGTCAAATCCAAGCCTATGCTAATGGTGGTGTTGTTGGTGGCCCTACTTATTTCCCAATGTCTGGTGGTAAAACTGGTCTAATGGGAGAAGCTGGCCCAGAGGCTATCATGCCACTCAAGCGTGGTAGAGGTGGTAAACTTGGTGTTTCTGTCGAGGGTGCTTCTGGTTCTGTAAACGTGGTTAATAATATCAATGTAACTGGTGGCTCTGATCCTGCCGCTATTCGTGCTGAAGTGGCGAAACTTATGCCACAGATTACAAGTGCCACTAAGAGTGCTGTTATTGACGCTCGTAGACGTGGTGGACAAATGAAAGCTGCGTTTGGCTAAGGAAAGATTTTATGGCAATTACTTACCCACTGACACTACCTACTTCTATTGGTATTGCTGAAATAACACTATATGCTAATAATGCTGTTGCAATTAGTCAATCCCCCTTTACTTTCCAGCAACAGATTATTCAACATGCTGGTCAAAGGTGGACAGCTTCGGTCTCTATTCCACCAGTACGTAGAGACTTAGCTGAACCTTGGAACGCTTTTCTATTGGCTCTGAACGGGCCTGTAGGAACCTTCCTCTTAGGAGACCCTAACGCTAAGGCCCCTAGGGGAACAGCCTCTACAGCCACGCTTACAGGGACTGCTGGATCATCTAGCCCTACGATCACTATGACAGGTACTTTGCTGGCTGGTGACTATATTCAACTTGGCTCTGGCAGTACAGCAACCCTGCATAAAGTTCTTGTTGACCGAAGTGGTAGTGGGACTCTAGAGATTTGGCCTAAACTTCGTTCTTCTGTGACAGATGCCACTGTGACATTAAGTAATACTGTTGGCAGGTTCCGCTTGTCTAGTACTCAACAATCATTCAGCATCGACAGTGCCAGCATCTATGGTATTAGTTTTGATTGCGTAGAAGCCCTATAAGGTAATCACATGCCAGATAAGAAAATCTCAGAACTTACTCCCCTAACTGGTGCTAATGCTGCTCTAGATGATTTGTTGCCTATTGTAGACACTAGTGCTGTTGAAACAAAGAGCATTACTAGAGGGGAGTTTTTCCTTAATCTGCCCAGTTTTAGTGCCATTGATATTAACGGGGGTACTATTGATGGAACACCCATTGGAGCTACCACACCCTCTACAATAGCTGCAACCACTGGCTCTTTTACAGATGACCTTTCTGTTGCCGATAAAATTATTCATACAGATGACACTGACACTGCTATTCGTTTTCCTGCTGCTGATACAGTGACAGTCGAGACAAATGGTCTTGAGCGTGTTAGAGTAGATAGCGCAGGTAAGGTTGGTATTGGTAAATCCCCTAGTTCTGTTCTTGATGTTAATGGTCAAGTAACCCGTCTGTTTGCTAACGTAGGCACTAACACTGTTGCACAAGCTCTAGCAACAAACCATGTCAGCCAAGTTACGATCAGTGCAAGCATTACTCTCACGACGACTGTACCACCCGCAGGAACTACTGCTCGTGTAATTATTGTAACCAGTGGGACTACTTCTAGGACAGTAACTTTTGGTACTGGATTTAAGGCAGTCAGCACTTTAGCAACTGGAACTGTATCTGGCCGTAGGTTTGTTATTACTTTTGTGAGCGATGGTACGCAACTGCTTGAGACAAGCCGAACTTTGGCGATAACAGTGTAAACTTATAGGGACGGACAGTATGAGCAGAGATATAGGTATAGTTACAGTTGCAGAACTATCAAAAGAACTCCTCGCACCATTCTTTGCTGTTGAACTTGATTTTGATAGTGGCCCACTTTATCTCTGGTCTGGTTATGGTGATCTGGTCATTGATGATAAAACCTATCTAGGCGCAGGCCAATTCCTAAATATCTCCTCTGTATCAGAAACCACTGAAATGGAAGCTAAAGGGGCAGTTATCACACTGTCTGGAATACCTTCTAGCTTTTTATCTTTAGCTCTACAAGAGCCTTATCAGGGTAGAGAGTGTCGTATTTATTTTGGCCTTGATCTGACTAGCGAAGGTATCCTACAAGAATCTGGCTCTTTTATTCTTTTAGAGGATGGCAGTCTTTTAGGCCCAGAGGACTCTGGCATAAGTCTGACAGAGATTTTCTCTGGTGAACTCGACCAGATGAATATAGAAGAAAGTGCGGATTCAGCTAGCGTCTCTGTAACTGCTGAAAATGTTTTGGTTAAACTTGAACGTCCAACCATTAGACGACTAACCAATGAAGATCAAAAATCTAGATTTCCCAGTGATCGTGGACTGGAGTTTGTGGCATCATTACAAGACAGAGAAATTTTCTGGGGAAAGGCTGCTCCAAAGTGATAATCTACCAACAAGAGTCTCTCGTTACAGTTAAGGCAGATATTATTCCCTTGCTAGAAAAGCATTGGGAAGAAGTTGCCATCAATAAAGAGAAGATCAAACTAAACCCTGATTGGGATGCGTATGCTAACCTAGAAGATGCTGGCGTACTTAAGATATTTACTGCTAGAAACGAAGATAAACTTGTAGGGTATTTTGTTGTTTTTGTAAAATCTCATATCCACTATAAAGATCATCTATTTTGCTATAACGATGTGATTTTTGTAGACGAAGAATATCGTAAAGGCTTCACTAGCCCAAGACTTATTAAGTTTGCTGAAAAATGCTTAAAGGCAGATGGGGTCGAAGTTATGATTGTAAATACTAAGAGGCACAAGCCTTTTGATTCCTTGTTGGTTTGGCTAGGATATAAGCATATAGAAAATCTTTATTCAAAGGTGTTGTAATGGCAGTTTCAGCAGTAGTTGCACTCCTATCAACTGGTGTAACAGTTCTTACTGGCGGTGCGCTAATCTTAGGTTCTGTTGTTAGTCATTTTCTAGTTACAACAGCACTGGGGGCCGCCCTTAATGCTCTAACACCAAAACCTAATAATAGGGGAGCAGGGGCTACTAGCGGCGGTTATAGTATCCAAGGTGCGTTTGGTTCAGCCTTAGATCATCAAATTATTTATGGTCAAACTAGGGTTGGCGGCGCTCGCATCTATGATTGTACAACAGGCACTAAACCGACAAACAAGTTTTTACATAGGGTTCTTGTTTTTGCTGGGCATGAAATTGATAGCTACGTACAAATATATATAAACGAAGACCTTGTGACCTTAGATAGGTCTGGAAACGTAACATCCCCCTCTCGTTACAAGGGATTAGTTCGCATTAAGAGGTATTTGGGAACCTCTACTCAAACAGCAGACGCACAACTTATCTCTGAAACGGCAAGTCTGACCTCTGCTAAAGGTAAGTGGACAACTAACCACAGATTACAGGGATTAGCTTATCTTTATGTTCGTTTTACATACGATGAAAATTCTTTTCCAAATGGTGTTCCCACAGTATCTGCTGTCATTCGTGGCAAGAAAGTCTACAATCCAGCCACAACAACCACCTCTTGGAGTGATAATCCAGCCCTTTGTATCAGAGATTATTTGACGTCTGCTTATGGGCTAGACCAGCCACAAAGTAGAATAGATGACGATCTGGTTAATGCTGCTGTAGCTATTTGTAATCAAACTGTCGAAGGTGAGAAACGCTATACTTGTAATGGCTCCTTTACTACAGACGCTGCACCAGAAGCTATCTTAAATGATTTATTGACTAGCATGGGCGGTCTTCTTTGGTATGGTCAAGGTAAGTGGCGAATGAAAGCCTCGTCTTGGACAGCCCCAACTGTATCTTTTGATGAAAATGACTTAAGGTCTGGCATATCCCTATCCACAAGACACTCTC